ATATGAAAAATAAAACAATCAATAGGATATATTATGGCACAATTTAGTTTATTTGGATTTAAGATCGGAAAAAAGGATGAAGAAAAGGAACTATTAGCTTTTGCTAAACCTGATGATCTTGAAGGAACCTTTGATATAGCATCATCGTATGGAATGTCTGCAGGTGGTGCTTATGGTACTTATATTGATATGGAAGGTACTGCCAAAAATGAGGCAGACCTCATTAGCAGATATAGAACGATGGTTTTACAACCAGAGGTCGATATGGCTATAGATGATATTGTAAATGAGGCTATAGTTACTGGAAGAGATGTTCCAGCAATTTCAATTGCGTTACATAATTTAAATGTTACAGATAAAATCAAAGCCAAAATTTCAGATGAATTTGCAGAAATTATGAGACTTTTAGATTTTAATAATAATGGTTATGATATTTTTAGAAAATGGTATGTTGATGGTAGAATTTATTATCAATGTGTTATTGATCCAGCTGACGCTTCTGCAGGATTACAAGAATTAAGATTTGTTGATCCCCTTAAAATAAGAAAAGTTAGAGAAAGAAAAAAACCAGAACAAAATGTTCCACGAGAAGCTACATTAAAGAAAGACATGTCTGGTGAATATTATGAATATTATTTGTATCAGGATAAACCAATGTCTAATCAACCTAATAAAATGGGCGTTGGAGATTATTCTAAAAAGCAACTGAAGATCGCTCCTGATATGATTGCATATGCTGGTTCTGGTGTTACTAATGCTGGTAGAAAAATGGTCATTTCTCATTTACATAAAGCGATCAAATCATTAAATCAGTTAAGAATGATTGAGGATTCTTTAGTTATTTACAGAATATCGAGAGCACCAGAAAGAAGAATATTTTACATTGATGTTGGTAATTTACCTAAAATGAAAGCAGAACAGTATCTTAGAGATATTATGCAGCGTTATAAGAATAAATTAATTTATGATGCGGATACTGGAGAAGTTAGAGATGATAGAAAAATAATGACAATGTTGGAAGATTACTGGTTGCCTCGTAGAGAAGGTGGTAGAGGTACAGAAATTACAACATTGCCGGGAGGACAAAATCTTGGAGAAATTGATGATATACAATATTTTCAAAGAAAATTATATAAATCATTAAATGTTCCTGTTTCAAGATTAGAAACGGATGCCAGTTTTACTTTAGGTAGAGCGACAGAGATAACTAGAGACGAGTTAAAGTTTACCAGGTTTGTAGAAAGATTAAGAAAGAAATTTACTATTTTATTTGATGCTTTACTTGAAAAGCAACTAAGAATGAAAAATATAGTTGCCAAAGAGGATTGGGCTAAAATGAAAGAAAGGATTCATTATAGTTTTGAATCTGACTCTCATTTTTCTGAATTAAAAGAGGCTGAAATGTTAACCAATAGAGCTACACTTCTTAGAGATTTAGATGATTATGCAGGAAAATATTTCTCTGCAGAATTTGTAAGAAGACACATTTTGAGACAAAGTGAAGAAGAGATGGCAGAATTGGATCAACAGATGGCTCAAGAAAAGAACGATCCTAAATATAACAATAACGACGACGACCAAGGCGGCGGTTTTGGTGGCGGCAGAGGATACTAAAAGGAAAATATGGATAATGTTTACTCAACTGCTGATATAGTTTCAGCAATTATGACGGGCGACAATAGTCGTGCAAAAGAAGGTACTTTGAGTGTTTTAAGTCAAAAATCTATGGACGAATTGGAAGTAAGAAAAGCAGAAATTGCACAAAATCTTTTTAAAGATGCTCCTACAGAAGAGGTTTCTGATGTTCAAGAACCGGAAGAAACTAGTTCTGTAGAAGAACCAGAAACTAATTCGAAAATGGAAGTATCAGATCCTGCAACTGGAGGTGATATACAAGTAGTTGATCCTTTTGATGGACAACCAAAAGAAACATTAACTGAACCAAATTCTGAGATTGGATAATGAATGAAGGCGTTTAAACAATTTAAAAAAGAATTACAAGAGGTATTGACGCCGACACAAAGGTTTAAAAAAAGAATACATTTTGCCAGGTCAAAACCAAAAAGAATGGCAGGATTACGTAGAAATAAAATGAGAGCAATTCCAACAGGAGGTAGAGAAGCTCTTCGTAAACAAGCTAGAAGAAAGTTTACTACATTTTTAAAACAGAGAGTTAGAAAAGATTTATCAGCTTCTCAATTACAAAAACAATCTCCTGGTCAAAAGGCCAACATTGAAAGAATGGTGGCGAGATTAAAAAAATCTCCAGCTCAAAAAGCCAAGATGACTTCATGGACAAGGGCGGGAGGAAAAATGTATAGAGAACTTATAACCAAACGGAAGAATCGAATTAAATCTATGAGAGCTTCCAAAAGGAAGAAAAAATAAGGGGATAAAAATATGAAATTAATTACAGAAGTTTCTGAAGCATTAGAGTATGTTGCTGAAGAAGGAAAAGATGGAACAACGAATTATAAAATTCGTGGAATCTTTATGCAAGCAGAACAGATGAATAGAAATAAAAGAACATATCCTCTTTCTGTTCTCGAAAGTGAAGTTAAGAGATACAATAAAGAATATGTTAATAAAAATAGAGCATTTGGTGAATTAGGTCATCCTGACGGCCCTACTGTTAATTTAGATAGGGTTTCTCATATGATCACAAAGTTGGATCAAGAAAAAAATGATTTTGTTGGCGAAGCTAAAATTTTAAATACACCAAATGGTAAAATTGTCAGAGAACTTATTTCAGCGGGTGCTACACTTGGAGTATCTTCTAGAGGAATGGGATCTTTGACCCCTACACGGAATGGAAGCGTTGTAGGAAATGATTATTATCTGTCAACAGCAGGTGATATTGTCGCAGACCCTTCTGCCCCCAATGCCTTCGTTGAAGGAATTATGGAAGGAAAAGAATGGGTTTGGGATAACGGCATAATTAAAGAAACAGAAATAGATAAATATAAGCAGAGTATTTTATCAGCTACAAGCGTTACTTTAGAAGAAGCTAAGCTAAATGCGTTTGCTGATTTTATTTCTAAGTTATAAAGTATTATAAATACTTAAACAATTATAGACAAATATATTCCATTAATATTTGAAACTCAGTTAGGAGCAATAAAAATGGTAAAAGAAGAAACAACGGAAGCAGAAGTTCTCGAAGAAGGACAGGCTGAAGCTGAAAATGAAGCTCCCGTAGAAGAGCTAGACGAAGCTCCTGCAGGGGTTCAAGATTTAGGTGGCGATGATCCAAATACGGGAAAAGCGAATAAACCCGATGCAGGAACGTCTCAATCACCATCCAGAAAAGCGGATAAAAGAAATCCAGAAAAAAAGCAACCAACTCAAGGAAATTCAGTAAAACCCGCACATGAAGAAAAGGAAGTGAAATCAAATACTAAAAATGGTATGATTGCACAAGTTTATGAAATGTTGAAGGGTATGAATAAGGATGAAATTTCCGAAAAATTTGGATTAATTCAAGATTTAGTAGATTTAGATATTCAAGAATTAAATTCAACTGCTGATGCAGAAGCGGCAGAAGAAGATGTTGTTGCTGAAGCACAAGAAAAAATTCTTTATTCTCGAAAAGATCTTACCGCAGATGATATTGAACTCGATTCCAATGAGGATATTGAGGCAATGTCTGGTAAAGAAGAACTTTCAGATGAATTTAAAGCGAAAGCTAAAGATATCTATGAAACAGCTGTAAAAGCTAAAGTAGTAGATGAAGTAAATAAGAGAGTTGAAAAAATCGAAGAAGAATATCTCAACGAAATTGAAGATTCAACAAAGAAATTCCAAGGTGAAATGGTTGAAAAGGTAGACAACTATCTCAACTATGTCGTTACAGAATGGATGGAAGACAATAACCTTGCGGTTGAGCGAGGGATTAAATCTGAATTAACAGACGATTTTATGACAGGTTTAAGAAATCTCTTTAAAGAACATTACATAGATGTTCCAGAAGAGAAAGTAGACATTGTGGATGACCTGTTTGATAAGGTCGAAGAACTTGAAAGTAAATTGAACGAAGAAATTGATAAAAACGTTTCTTTGAAAAAAGACCTCGCAGAAGCTACAAAAGAAGGAATCTTGAGTGATGTTTGTGAAGATTTGGCAGACACACAAAAAGAAAAAATTTCCAGTTTAGCGGAAGGTGTAGAGTTTGAAAATGAAGACCAATTTAAAGCTAAATTAGCAATGCTAAAAGAATCATATTTTCCTCAAAAAGAAGTAGTTAAAAGTGAAGACGATGTCACTGAAACAACTTTATCGACCGAGGAACTGAGTGAAGAAATTGAAGGTGTTCAAGCGGAAAAAAGAGATGCTCAAATGCAAGCATATCTTAATATGTTAGACACTAAAACTAAGTAATTTAACTTATAACCACTTATACATTAAAGGAGAATAAATGTATATTGCTGAAGAAATTCAAAAAAAGTGGGCACCTGTGATCAATCATCCTGATTTGGATGAGATTAAAGATCCTTATAAAAGACAGGTGACCGCTGTAATTTTAGAAAACCAAGAACGTATGATGCGCGAATCGCGTGGTGGTATGGGGCTCTTAGCGGAGTCAGGTCCTACTAATGTCATGGGTGCTTCCAGCTCTACAGCTGGAGATGGATCAGTAGATATCTACGATCCAGTACTTATTTCGTTGGTAAGACGTGCGATGCCTAACCTAGTTGCGTATGACGTTTGTGGTGTACAACCGATGACAGGACCTACCGGTCTTATTTTTGCGATGAGAGCAAGATATGCTACACAAGGTGGCGATGAGGCTCTCTTTAATGAAGCTAATACTTCATTTGGTTCAGCGAATACCAACGCAGCGAACACGCAAACCGGTGATAATCCTGCAGATTCTGGATATATGGCATATACCGGTATGTCAACAGCTAATGCAGAGACAAGAGGCGCAAATGATCCTCAAGTTGATGGTGACGCTATTCCAGAAATGGCTTTCTCAATCGAGAAGGTAACCGTAACCGCAGTAAGTAGAGCACTGAAAGGTGCATACTCAATGGAATTGGCACAAGACTTGAAAGCAATTCATGGTCTTGACGCTGAAACTGAATTGGCTAATATTCTTTCCGCTGAAATTTTGGCTGAAATTAATAGAGAAGTCATTCGTTCCATTGGCTCGTCAGCGAAACCTGGTGCAGCATATGGTACTGCAACCGCAGGTACTTTCGACTTAGACGTTGACTCTAACGGTAGATGGTCAGTTGAAAAATTTAAAGGTCTGATGTTCCAAATCGAACGTGAAGCTAATGCGATAGCAAAAGACACACGTAGAGGAAAAGGGAACATGATCATTTGTGCATCTGATGTTGCTTCGGCACTTCAAATGGCAGGTGTTCTAGACTACACTCCAGCGATGCAAACTGGAATTAACGTTGATGATACTGGTAATACTTTTGCTGGTGTTCTCAATGGTCGATTCAAAGTTTACATTGATCCATTTGCGGCTAACCAAGCAACCAACTATATGATTGTTGGTTACAAAGGTTCTAGTCCTTATGATGCTGGACTTTTCTATTGTCCATATGTTCCACTGCAAATGGTAAGAGCAATTGGTGAAGATAACTTCCAGCCACGTATCGGGTTTAAAACTCGTTATGGTATGGTAGCTAATCCTTTCGCTACATCCGCCGCAGCTGGTGCAGTTGACATCGACGGTACACTCGGTGCGACTAACCAAAATGTGTATTACAGATTGGTCAAAGTTGCTAACTTGATGTAATCTAACCAAAAAGGGGGAGTTAGTCTTTGACGTCTCCCCTTTTTTTACGCCCTAAATACTATTATGGCAACAATAGCAGGCAGACCTGAAAATTTAAGTTATCTTTCTCCAGTTGGGTTTAAGTTTTTATTAAACAAATTACCCAACGTTGAGTATTTCTGCCAAGGAATTACTCTTCCTGGAATTTCCCTTATGTCAGTTCCCTTAGAAACTCCATTTACAAGAATACCTTATCCTGGAGATAGAGTAGAATTTCAGGATTTTATTGTTAGATTTATTATTGATGAAGATATGTTGAATTTTCGTGAAATATTTAAGTGGATGCAGGGGTTGGGATTTCCAGAAAGTTTTGAACAATTGAAGGCACTTAAAGATTCTGATCCAGCAGCACCAGGACCGAATTCAGGAATTACATCAGATGCGACTTTAATAGTATTGACAGGAGCATCTACTCCAAAAATTAAAGTAAATTTTAATGATTGTTTTCCAATGATGTTATCTGCTGTAAATTTTGATACAGCAAATGAAGATATTCAATATATTCAAGCTGATGCCACTTTTTCTTATAGATCATTTGATATAGAAAACATACGAAAATAATAGGATTATATTATGAAAATTGAAGAAA